TGTTCCAAATCTTGCGCTTATCCACACCCTGACCAGCGACCATCAAACGCCCACGCACATACGCCAAAACGCCAGCCTCGATACCCGTGATGTACGCCGACGACGTGGAGATGCCAGCGTTCGTCTGGTCGATGTCGCCGTTGTCGTACGAGTAGAACACGTTGTAGCCGTCCGACGTAATCGAATACAAGTTTGACGCCTTGGTACCTGTCACCGTTGTGACCGTTACAAAATCGGTGGTGTACTTCACGGTCTGTCCATCAGTGCCGTACAAACGCCCATCGGCTGTCACCGCATACAGGTTTGTGCCTGAGGTCGGGTAAACATTGGATGTGTCGCGCAGCAGCGATAAGCGACCTTTCGTCCACGGGTCCACGCCCTTGCTCTCATAGAACCTGAACGACTCAGCGTCAGCCGTATCCGAATACTGCTGCCCCGCACCGTAATGCCACGACGACTGCGAGCGACGCCACAACCCTTGCGGGTTCAGCGCTGACTCGCCAGGCTCTGTCGACTGGTCAACCGAGTCACGGACACGGGCATCAAACTGGCGTGTGAACTCCCTGCTCTTGGTGTCAATCATGTACGGCCTGCCGTTGATTGCCACGGGGAATACGTTTGGAACTAGTTGTGTTGCTCCGGTTCCCGTATAGAAACCAGTGGCTGGTCGGAACGCGTCAGTAAAACGCGTGATAGTAGCCATCGGCTACTTCCTGAACTTGATTGGGTACAGCGCCTTGAGTCGACCGGCTTCGGCAATGATTCGCTCTCGACGCAGGCGCAGAATGTTGGCGATTGAGTTGGTCACTGCGCCAGCCTGCACTTCGTCTGGACGGCGAGTATCGCCCTGTGCTTCTATGAAGTTGCGCTTGATTTCGCGACCGGCCATCATGCGCAGAATGACACCCATTTCAACTATGTCTTCGCACGTGGTTGGCACAAAGCAGTTTGTCGTCAGGTCGTCGGACTCTGATGTGGCGCGCGCAAACGGAGCCTTGTATCGAACCCTAAGTGTTCCTGCCATAACTGACTCATCAAGCACGAGAGTGTTGCCGGAGGCGAAGTCGCCGGTGGGCAAGCCAGTCTGCAAGCGCACCCCGTGAATGACCGGGTGCTCGTCAGCCAGATAGCGAAGCCTGACATCAAGCAATTGAAGAATCGTCCCAGAAGAAGCAATGTTGATTTGCCTGTCCGACCCGTTGTATGCAAGGTCGACGCTTACCACTCGGAACAAACCGTTTGCCGTGGACGACAAGTCATCAATGTCGGCATTCAGTGCGTCGAGCAATTGCGCTCGAGGGAATCTTGGGTTGAGAGTTACTATCGCTCCGGAGGAGTGCGAGGCTGCAGTAGTGCCTGCGTAACCTCTCTCGACGGTGAGCGTCTTGGCGCCCGAGTTCGCTTCCCAAACGTAGAAAAGTTCAGCGTCGATTTCGAATACAGAACCAGCGCGAAGGCCGCCCAAATCGTAAGTGACAGCGACAGACGTGTCACCACTCGTGAGGCTCGCAGCCAGTTTGTTGCGTTCTTCAACGACCCCTGCCAACATCTGCCGCGACGCCCTATTCAGGACCGTCGCAACTGTCGTCATCTCACTCCGTAGGTACCGTACCCTGGAAACGAACCAGCCTGAGCCTTCGCAGAACTCTTACGAGTGCGCTTGCCCTTTTTACCCTTGGGCGGCTTTGCCATTTCCTTGGCAGGCTTCTTTGACTTAGAACCTTTCACTTCTTCTTTTTTCCCTTACCCATCTTCATGGGCTTACCAGTCTTCTTGGCCTCGGCCTTAGCCATTGCCATTCCCTTCTTGCTGTAGGAAAATTCCTTCTTACCAACTTTGGGCATGTCTGTTCCTTTCGGTTACCACTTGACTCTATCAGCCCAGTAGGCCGCAGACATCTTACCCTTGGCAATGTTCTTGGCGTGACGAGCCTTGAAGGATTCGCGACGCTTGCGGTATGCCGCTGACTCGCCTGCCTTCTTTGGCGAACCCTGGACGCCCTGCTGGCCGAAGCGAATCAACTTCACCTGGCTGCCGGACTTGGCAAGAACTGCATGGGACTTCTTGGCGTTGGGGGTGCGTTTGGGCTTGTTGTAACCAGCAAAGCGTTCGCCCCGGTATGTGATTGCCATTACCTGTACCTCTTGGTTTTCTCCGCAACCTTTTTGGGTTGCTTGACAAACTGTTTGCCAGCCTTATTACCCTTGGCTTTCGCCCTGTTTGTTGCGGCTTTTTCAGACGGGCTGAGCGCATTCCATGCCGCGTCTGGCAGGTAGCGCTTCTTGCCCTTTGACGGTTTGCCATCGGACGTGCGCCATTTTTGGGAGGTCCATTTTTTCAAGGATTTCTGGGATTTCGCAAGCGCCATTATTTGTAGCCTCCACCGGCTTTCTTGTATTCGGATGCAAGGAGTTGTGCCTTGCGCGCCGACCACTCGCCGGGGTCTCCACCCTTGGAACCGGCTTTTATTTTCTTGAATAGACGCTTCCGCATTTCTGGCTTGGTGTAATTTCCCGCCTCATTGACTCTTGATTTGGTCTTCTTTTTCATAGGGTTTCTTTCGTGTGGGATTCAACATACCCCGTCCTGAGCAGAACGCCAAGCACCCTTTCGGGCACTCGCAGTGGTACGCCCTTGACGAAGTAATAGGACTTGTCGCCAATGTCGCATTGTTCGGTTCTGTTCAGCACTACATGATGCCAAACAGTTGCCATCTCTAACTTGGGCTTTGCCAGCATTTTGCCTTCGGGCAAAGCGTTCGCGAGTTTTCGGGCAGCCGATTCCCAGGACCATTCTGACACTTTGGGTAGCACGCTTTGGGCGTGCCGAAGGTAGCGGTCATGATTGGCATACATCTCGCACATCGCCCCTGCCAGTTCCTTCGGGTCGGATTCGTCCCACATGCCGCCGTAATCCGACGGGGCGGGCTTGTGGGAAATAACGATGGGGGCTAGATGGGCAAAGTCTCCCTGCCCCGATGCTGCGTTCATAATTGTCGGGATGCCGCTTGCCATGGCCTGCAATGGCATCAGCCCGAAACCTTCGCCCCTGGTTGCCGCTATCCAGCAGTCTGCGCTACGAAAGAAGTCAAGGGTTTGGTCGTCGGTAAACCAGCCCCGATGCAAAAACACATTGTCGGGCAGGTCAAGGTCAGGCATCCCGAAGGCTTCTGGATTGGGCTTCAGGTGCAGTTCGGCATCAAGGTTCGCAAGTCGAAAAGCCTCAAGGACTATGTCCAATCCCTTGCGAATCCATTGAGAGCCACCGGCATGGAATCTGAACCTTGGGTTTGTCTTTCTGTCCTTTGGCTTCCATCGCTTCAAATCCACGCCCAGAGGTACGAGTTTTACGTTTCGATGGTGCCTTGAGAATAGGTCCAGATTGTGGGTGCAGGGGACGATTATCTGTTCGTATGTGGGTAGCCAGTCAACAAAGCGCTTAGGCAGCGTGTCCGATTCCCACATCGTGAAGCACGTCTTGTGTTGCCCGGAATAGAAGTGCCCCATTTGAAACGGCTGCATCATGAACACCATGACATCGGCATGTTCGTGCAGCGTGACGTCAGCGGGGACGTGGTCGACAAAGCCCTTGAGCATTGTGCCGTACCCGTATCTTGGGTCAGGAAAACCTCGCCAAGATTGGTAGTTCAATCGGCAATCTTCTCTAGTTTTGCAGCACCGTCAATCTTTGTCGGCTGGCCGCCGGTCTTGCGTATTCTCTTGTAGGCATCCAGGTCTTTGTCGAGGATGCGTTCCTTGTGGTTCATGTCCGACACGGCCCTGCTGCGCGTTGGCATCGCGGAGCCAGAAACAGCAACGTGTGAAATCCGGCAGGCAAAGCAGCCCTCAACATCGAGGTTCGGATGAGTTTCCCTGTGCTTCATTGTCCCCCGTCAGGTTATGTAGGCCCCGTACCCAGCGGCGATGAGTTCGTCCTTTTCGCTTTGGGTGACGATGTTTTCATGTCCACCGTAGTAGGTCTTGACAATGATGGCAATGTCCCTTTGCTCGTTTTCTGTGAACGAGCCGTCAATCAACTTGTAGACGTTGCGACCGCGTTCGCCAGGAACAACGTGGCTAAAGAACCTGTTGGCAATGCCGCGCCCAGCGAAGTCCGCCCAGCGCACCAGTGAATCGGTTGGTGGACGGAAGATGAGCAACTTGACGAAAGACGCTGGTGTTTCACTGCTGGTGCCAGAGCCAGTAGCGGTGACTCGATACACCTTGCGGCCTGATGCCGTTTCCGTGGCTGTGTTTGTGCCCGTAGCGGTTCTGAAAAGTTCCTTCCTGTAAGTAACGGATGATGTGCCAAGACCGGAACCACTTGCTGTCCTGACTGAGCCAAAAACCGAAATTGCGGTGGATGAGCCAAGGCCAAAACCGGTTGCGGTGCGTGGGGCAATGTATAGCCATGTTGCGCCCCCACCAGAAGTGCCTGTTCCGGTTCCGCTGGCAGAACGAGGCAGCACTTCAATGTATGCAATGCTGCTTGCGCCACTGCCTGAATCGGTGGCGGTTCGCAACACAATGCGAACTGCTGAGGTTGAGGAAGAACCAACACCAGAACCAGTTGCAGTGCGAACTACGGAGCCTTTGAAAAAGGCTTGGGTCGCCCTAAACGGCGAAGCAAAATAGACGACTCTCCGGTAGGAGTAATCCGGTATTTCCTCAAACTCCCTAAAGCCAGGAGTATCGACGAACCCGAAGGAAAAATCGGTTACTTCAGTAGCCATGTGGCTACTTTACTCTCAATCGAGAGTGAGCGTCAGAGACGTAATTTGGAAAGTGTCTCCGGCGGTCACTGCAGCGGAAGAAGCAAGCGCTCCAGTCCACAGGCAGTTGCCCGATGAAGAAGCGTCCCAGAGGGACCAGTGCGTGTAGGTCTCTGTGGTGGACACATTGGTCCACTCTGCAGTTGCAGCCGTCGCCATGCTGCCGCTTGCTGCGGCGCTCCACGTGACGACCTTGCGCGTCGCGTTGGTGGCTGCGTTGTCGGTACCCGCTTCGCCCGGGTCGCCCGTGTGCAACTTGATGTAGGTGTTTGCAACCGAGAAAGAAGTATTCGAGAGTGTCTCGAGCAGTTTGTTTTCTGCGTAATTCGAAATCGACATGGGGCTACCTTACCACAATGATGAATAAGAAACGTGGGGACCGGGCCAGGGGATGAAACCCGGCCCCCACTTTTTTCTTACTGCTCCTGATTAGGAGTTCGCGCCGATGCTCGACGAGGACTCAATGCGGCGCAGCGACGCTTCGCGGAAGCGTGCGTAGCCACCGAGCCAGTACCAGCCGACTGGCTGGAAGCGCTGGAGCACGTCCACCACTGGGCCGCGAACGACACGTGGGAACGGTCCGTTGCCATCGACAATCGAGTGCGCCTTAGCAAGAGCCTGACGGCCCATGATGTGGGTGCAGTAGACGTCAATGTTTCCGGTCGAGCCAGAACCGTTCGAGGCGTTCTCGAAGATTTTGGCGCGTGGCGACTCGATGAAACGCACGCCTTCGAAGGCGCCGACTTCACCGTTGTAGATGTTCGCCGGGTCGCTGTACACGTGCGGGTCACGCCATGAAGCAACACCAGTCTCACGACGGAGGTCGTACGACACGTCTGGGTGAATGAAGCCCATGTACATGCCGTTGAACGACACTGCGTTCGCCTTGCGGAGAGCAGCGACAATCTTGCGAACGTCGTTGGCCTCGATGATGTCTTCGGCCTCAATCTGGTTGCGAGCCGTCTCGTCGGACGTGCCGCCGCCGCCGTAAACGACGTTGGTGCCGCCAGCGAGAACCTCGCGGATGACTGAGTCGATTGAGATACCGGCGTTGTAGCCGACCACGTTCGCCGCTGCCGCGTCGACGTCGAGGAACGACGTGCCACGCAACTTGGCTGTGGTGTTGACTGCGTTGCCGTACTCGTTCAGCGTCACTTCAACTTGGCTGTCGCTCATCGCCACCGGGGTGACGTCTGTCGTTTCTGCCAGGGTTGAGGTCGCCTCGGAGAGGTCGTTGAAGATGGTGAACTTCACCGACGAGCCAGGCATTGCCTGGGCGACCGGCATGACGTCTGCAACCGCGTCGAACAGAAGTTCGGAGCGAAGTGCGAAATACGCAATGCGGTCAAATGCAACCTGGTCTGTAAGAAGGCTGCTTTGTTCTGTCTTGGACATTGTGGGTTATTCCGTTCTCCCGAGTGGGAGAAACCCACCGGGCTAGATGTTTTGTGTTTGTTCTCTCATTTGCGCAAGTAGATGCATGACTTCATCTTGACTGCGAGTCGAGTTCAACTTCTTCACCCAATCAACTTGGTCGTCAGTCTGCTCAGCAGCAGTGCTTGCTTTTTGAAGCCTGGCCCAAGCCCTTTTCTCTGAGTCGTCCACTGCTTCTTTCGGCTCTTGCTGCTGCGGTAAGAGGTTTACCTCTTGTGCTGCCGCCCGAATCGCTTCGGCTGAGACCTCGCCGTCGTAACCCTTGATGAAGTATTTGGCCTGCGGGGCATTCACATCAATGCCTGCCTCAGCGAAAGCCATCTTCCTCTTCAGGGATTCAAACTCTTGCGCTTGCTGCCGGAGAAGTTTGTTCTCCTGCTCCACCTTTCTAAGGTGCGCGCGTACGGGGTCTTTGCTTACCGTTTCGCTCGTCTCGTCATCGAACTGGTCGTTGACATCTGACATGTGCTCACTCCGTTCTGCCCACTTCTAGGTGGAGGACCCAGAAGGCTGCGTACACCCTTGTTGCTTAGGTCGGGGCGGGGGAACCCGACAAACAAAACAATACACCACCGATGGCGTAATGTCAGGGAACTACTGCGCCATTCCGGCGCCGGTCTCAATCGTGCCGGATGTTGCGCCAGTGGTAGTCGCAAATCTGCCGCCGCCACGGAATGCGGCGCGACGTGTCTCGGCTCGTCGGGCAAGGCGCTCCTGTGCCTCGGTGTTGTAGCCAAAGGAAGCGCCGAGTTGTTCTTCGGCTGTGAGTTCTTCTTCGCCAGTCATCGTTTCGAAAAGACCGCGTCTCTGAGCCATGGTCCCAAATGTCTGAAAAGCCTGAGCCTCTGTAATCCCACGAGATGCCAGTTCTTCTGCTGTAAGCCTGGTGAGTTGCATGTTTCCCTGCTCCTTGGCACGGGCAGCCAACTTGGCCGCCTCTGCGCGCCTGGTCAGAACCGGCATGGTTTCGGTTGGGTTCAGGAAGTACGCAGCGAGGTCTGAGTCTTCAACGCCGTACAGTTCGCGCATCTGCGTCTTGGTTGCAGCATCTGCTTCTTGCACTTGGCGATAGCCCTGGGCGATTCTGGACTGCAGTTCCTGGGGGGAAACGTCGCCAGACAAGAGGTTCTCGATGATGTCTGGGCGGTTGAAGTAGCGGTCCATGCCGTTTGACTTCATGACTTCGCGGTAGGTATTTTCCAAAGCAATGTAAGAGGCAGGCGTGAGTTGTGACAGCCCGGCTGCTGCCCGCTTGATGTTGGCGGCGAACCTCTTCTTGAACGCCTCTGTCTCACGAAGTTCAAAGAGGACTGCGGACTCGGTGGTAACACCACGAGCCATAAGCCCAGAGATTGTGTCGCCCAGGGACTCCAGGCCGTACCTTGCCAAGTAAGACCCAAGCAAAGCCCTTGCGTCCTGGTTCTCGCCCATTGGCAAATTATCGTCATCCTCGTTGCCCCCGCCGCTGGTGGTGGTGGTTCCGATGGCAGTGGTGATGTTTGCTAGCGCACCCAGTGCGTCTGCAACCGAGTATGTTCCCGACCTGACACCAGCGACAATCTCGCTAGCCCTGCTTGCCAGCGCTCCGCCTGCCAAGCCAGCCACCCTGCCTGCTTCTGTCTCGACCTCGCCGATACGGGCCGCATTGGCCGTAGCCAGTGCTTCTGCTGGTGTGGGGGTGGGGGCAGCGGCTTCTTCGTCTCTGGGCTGCTGTGCGACGTTGGTGCGAACGCGGGCCTCAGAAACAGGCACCATGCGCTGCTGTGTTGGGTCGTATGTCATCTCCACGTTGCTCATTGCATCAACCCCCAGTTGCGCTCAAGGAAGTCAATCATCTTCATGGCCTCGTTCCTGGCGGCACGTGTCTTGGTCCAGCCGAACTTGGGGTCGCTGCGGAGCGCAAACTGGAAGTCGTCAGCCGTCAGGCTGGTTCCATCTGGGCGCTTATTGAAGACAATGGAGAACTTCGGGTCGTCCATGTTGATGTCCATGGGATTCATCTCGAGGGTCTGTGCCGCGAGGTTGCGGTACGGCTCGAACACATCCTCCATGGTGTAGCCCTGGTCAAACTGCTCGCTGAACTGCGAGTACATGATTTTCGCGTTGTCTTTGGCTTTCTTGATGAGCATGTCCTGGGTGTAGGTCGTGCCAAGATACGGCTGTCCGGTGAGCGCAGAACGAATCTGGTCGTCCAGTCCTGGAGGGTTGTAGTTGTAGCGCTTCAGGGCCTGCTTCAACTGCGTAGCGACATCCGTTTCTCCAAGGGCCGGAGGACCACCTGCGGTTGCCTGGCGAGTCGAGACGATTGAGTATGCGTAGTAGTTGGTCTGCAGTTCGCTTGCCTTGGTGCTCAGGCTGTAGGTGGCAAGGTCGCGCAACTGCGTGTCGTCAAGTTCTAGTTCTCCGAACTGGCTGCGCAGTTCAACCATCTTGTCGTTGATTTGGTCGTCTTTGTCTGCCTGACCGAGAAGAGCCCAGTCGCGCTTGGCTTTATCCGTGGCCGTATAAAGTTTCGTGCCCTGAACCTTGGCTATCCACGCCGCTCTGCCAGCATCGGTTGTCAGGTCGTACTGGTCTGGATTTTGGGCGAAGTCAATGAAAAGATTGATGAGGTCTTCCCCGAGGGTGGCGCGTGCCTTAGCCTCTCCCTCACCGCCATCGAACATCGAACCGAACTGAGGGAACTGAACCTTGAACTGTTCGCGCCAGTCCTGCACCTTTGGCTTCTTTGGTTTTTTGGGTTTCGGTGCCATCATTGACCTAGCGCATTCATTGCGATTGCGATTGCGTTACCAAGACCCCATGATGTCTTTGCTGTCGGGTCAGCAGCCTCTGCAAAGCCCGCTGCGCTGACCTGGCTGCTTGGCATCTGCTGGCCTGCCCTAACGGCTGAGCGCTCCTTGTTCTGGATGAAGTCGATTGCGTCTGCCAGTTCCTTCTTGGTTGGAGCCCTGCCCAGACGAGAAAAGAATGCTTCGCGCGCATACGCCATGGCGTCCTCATCGGACGTGACTCGCACTGTTACGCCGCCACCAGTTTGCACGGTTGCAAATGTGCCAAGCATGCCGACGACATCCGACCATGGCTTTTGTGCGGTGTTGGCAATGCTGAGCAGTTTGCCCCACACTCGCTCGTCTTCGTCAGCCCAGCCAATTCCGTTCATCAGGGCTTCGCTAACTTTGCTGTTGCCATACCAGCCAATGCGCTCGAGTTCCTTGGCAACCCTGATTCGCTCAGCCGTGCTCATTTTGTACATCTGCCTAGCAACCACGAAGGGGTCGCTGATGTCGTACTGCTTGCCAGCAACCCTGCCCTGCTCGTCAAACAGCACTGCGCCACGAACGTAGGTGTCGTAGTAGGAGGGCTCGAGGACTCCGCCAATAACTCTTGGCTTGGTGATTTGACTGAACCTAATGTTCGCGTCGTTCTGGATTTCTTGGATTTCTTGCGGGGTTAGGTTTGGCGAGAAACCAGTGAACTTGCGTTGAGGGGTTGGGGTTATTGGCAGCGAGGATAACGCCATGCTGAAGTCGGATACGCCCTGACCCGCATTCTGGTCCATGTTGTTGCCTGTTTCAACCATTTACAAATCCACTTCCTGCACCAAGAAACGCTGCCAGATTCTATCAAACTCAGGGTTCGCGGACGAGAGCGACTCACCCAACTGGTAAAGTTGCTGTCTTGCCGTAGCGGCCTTTTTGGACTGGAAACTAATCAGGTCATTGGACTGCATGACCTGTATTCTCACGCGCAAGTATTCGCGAACCGAAGCCGCGATTGCGTTGCCGTCGAGACGTGGGTCATCTGCCAGCCTGTACAACTGGTCGATGTCGTTCTGCAGTTTGTTTGCCTCGAACTGGGCTCGGCGTGGGAAACCGGGCAGTTTGGCGTTGAGGTAGTCGCGGTAGTTGCGCAGGGCATTGCGCTGCAGTTCGTTTGGATTCGGTCCAAACATGCGGCGAGCGGCTCGGTACTTGACGGCGCCCAAGCGGTTCTGTGCCAGGTCAATCATCTCGCGGTCGGTCAAGCGCTCACGCTTGCCCTCAATCAACTGCCGTTCCCAAACGCTGAAACTGAAGTCGCCTCCGCCGCGCGGAGCCATGAAGTAGGCGGTGTCAGGGAACTGGTTGATTAGGTCCCTGTTCTCGCGCTCCCAGACGCCGAACTCTTCGGTGGCCTCAAGACCCTGGGCAACGGCTCGGCTCTTGGAGCCCAGGTAAAGAACCAACTCGTCTCCGTACAGCCCCAGGAACTTGTCGACTGCGCTGTCGTAGTCCTCCTGCTCAAAGGTGCGCAGTTCCTTCATCAGTTCGTCAACGAACTTGTCACCCTTTTTAGTCGGAACCTTGAACTCAACGATTGGGGCTGCTGGTCCCGTGAACTGACCGAGGGCGCGCATAAGGGTAAGAATCTGAGCGCGCGTCCTGGCATCTGCCATCAACTGGGTCACGCCCTCTTCGGTGCTCAGGTTGTACTTCTCGGTGTTGACCGACAAAGCACGCAAGGTCTCCATATAGGTGTTGCCGTACACGGTGTTCATGTAGACCTGGTTTGTGAACATGCCAGCGATTGCGGGTGCGGTCTTTTGCAGCCAGGATGGCGTGACGTTGATTGCGTCAAGGAAGCCAACCTCGCCGTACGGAAGCAGAAGTTCTTTCAACTTGTCGTACTTGGGCACATCTGGCAGGAGTTGTGAAACCGAGAAACTTGCCATTGGTCCCAGCGCTGGATAGAAACTGATGCCCTGAGACAAACGAGCCAGCGGTGCGCTCAAGGGCGAGTCGGTGCCGGTGAACAGTTTGGCAATGGTCCCCGACATGGGGAACGTGAACATTGGTTCGCCTGTGTTGGGGTCGCGATAGATGAAGCCACGACCATCCATGTCCGGGTCAGCCTGCGACAGGCCGTGATACACCTTGTGGAACTGGCGATACATGTGGATGTTGTCGGTGACGGCGAAACTTGCGTAACGACCAAGTACGTCTCGCCATGCCGCTTCGAACGGAGCCACCACACGCAATGCGTCTTGGAAATTGTTGCGTGACGATGCGTCGTACAGAAGTTCTTTGGTGTTGTGGATTCCAACAAAGCGCGAGTAGTCGTCGAGTTCCTCGACGGTAAGAGTGCCCTTGGCGCCCTTGCGATTTGGCAGGTCCTCAATCGCCTTTGTGACCTTCTGTCGCAACTTGCTTTCGCCAAAGTATTTGCGAATGTCGCCCTTGGACTTTTCGTAGATTTCGGCGTACAACTTCATGCCCTCTTCGTACGACAACTGGTCGATGTGCTTGACCACTTCGTCGTAGTAGAACTGGCGGAACACAACCGACTTCTCCAGCGTGCGTGAAGCCGTATCGTAAAAGCCGTCAAAGAACCAGTTGGTCAACTTGTCCATTGCGTCCATGGTTCGCTGCTCGAGTGAATCGAACTTTCCGCCAGGACGGTAGGTAATCATTTGCTCGCGCGGGTATGAGACGGCAAGACCCTTCTTGGTGGTTTCGTCGTACAGTTTGGCGCGCTCAATGAGTCGGCGTGCCTCCTTAGCACCCAGACCGTTCTTGCCCGCAGTTGCCGCGTTGTCCACGGCGATGGGCACAAAGGTGTACTCGTCGCCCTCAATCCTGCGAACAATGCCAGAGACTTTCTCACCGGCAATTTCAACCGTGCGCCTTTGGCCCACTTTGACCTTTTCTTTGGGCTTCAACTTGAAGTCGTCAACTCTGAGAATCCTGGTGTCGTCAAGATTGCCAACAGCATTATGGGCAAAGAGAAACAAGACGTCATCAAGGTTTCCGGTGTTGTACCTGACGTTGTCGATGACGATGTGGCGGAAGTACGCATCAAGAATCGAGCGATAGAACTCTGGGTCGTCCTTCTTCAACTGCTTTATGGACAGGGGTGGGAACTTGAATGGTGCGTCTTTTGTCCTGTCGTAGAACTCAATGCCATCAGAGAAGAGAGCGTCTACACTTCTAAACGCATGCGTCCTCTCGTTGTCCATGAACTTTATGAGTTCATCTACAACTTGCTCATCTGTCTTTCCGGCACTGAGTGCGACTGCAGCGCGGGACTGGAACTCGTCCGTGAGTGTCTTCTGGGCGGACTGGATGACTCCGTCTGTGTGGTAACGCGACAGATAACGTTTTGGCCCGCTTGCCCTAGTAACCAGGGTGAATGACCCGGACTTGTAACGGTGCCTGACGCTGTCGCTGGCGCTCCAACCGAAGCGTGAAGAAGCACCAACGAAGGCCTCGCGCAAGTCTTCGTAGACATCTTCTTGCCTGCTGCGCTCCCAGTACTTCGACCGCACACCGGCTTCGGCGGCTTCGGCGCCCTCTTCGAGGGCTCGCTTGCCTGCCGACACTCCAAGGTCGGTGACATCGACACCGGTAATCGTCTTGCCGTAGCGCTTGCCAATCACCGCATTGATGTAGTCAATTGGGTGCTTGAACTGATTGATGCCACCGGCAGCCATGCGGACCTGTGCGTCAAGCATGTTGCGAACTACATATCCACCAGTCGCCAACTGCGCGACCTTCCAAACTCGCTGCTGTAGGAGTTCGGCAAATGCCAAAGAAAGGCGCTGCTCGCCGGTTAGCACTGGCCTGCGCTTCTGTTCGGTCATGCTGACCGCACGGTCTTTTAGTTCGTCGATTCGCTCCGAGGCTGCCTGTCGTGCCGGACCCTTCAACTGCTCAAGTCTGCGGATTTCATCGTTGATTTCGTCGTACTCCTGACGCAGTGCCTTGGGCACGACATCAACTGTGCGCCATGGCATGCGGCTCGTGATGGGCAACTTGGGAATAAGTTGCTTGCCCTCGCTGTCCGACAGCAATTTGCGGAACAATGAACCGCGGGTAAGACGGCGAATGACACGTGTATCCGGAAGGATTTGGACTCGGTTCAACAAGTCGACAAGTTGCGCTGGCTGCAGCAACTGAATGTCGCGCTTGGTGAAGCCAGCCCCATCCAACACTTCGTTCACGAAGTCGGGGTCGAGTCTGTCCTTGACCTGTTCATAGAGTGCGCGAATCAGACCGTTGTCCGTTTCAACGCCCGTGCGGCTGCGGAAGTACGAGCGCATCGCGTCGATGGTCATTTCTCCGCCGCTAAGTACTTCCTCAATCATCTGGTCGTGTACGCCAGAAGAGCGCAAATAGGTCTTCAGGTAGCGCTTGTAGGTATTGAGGACATTCTTTCTGGCTGTTGGGGTTGCGCGAGGCGACTTGGAGAAAGCCTCGAGTGCGCCGATTGTCTTTTCGTCGCCCGAAAGGAACGTCTTGATTTCTGCGTCTGATGCGCCGCCTGCACGCAAGGAGCGGGTCAAGTTCAGGATTGATTCCTGGTTGTCAACGTCTCCGCCAGACACCACGATTTGTTCGGTTGGGACCTGCTGGAATGCGCGCATCTTGCGAATGCTGTTGCCGACGAGATTGCGCTCGTATTTGTAGGTTCCGATTCCGGCCTGCAGTGTGCGGTCGCCGTAGGTCCAGCCGCTGGTCAATGCCGAAATGACCTGGTCCTCTGTCTTGGCATTCTTCAGGCGCAGCGCCATGTCGGTGGTTATCTTGCCGTCGAAGATGTCTTCCCAGATGGTGCCAGCGTCGTCTGTGTTTTGCAGAGTTTCAACAAGTTTCTTTGCGTATGGGTTGCTGCGGAAGAAGTTGTTGAACTCGAGTGCGTTGTAAGTTGCGCCAGAAAAGTCAATGCCGAGTCCTGCTTCTCGGAGCATCTTTTGCTTCGTGGGGCCAAGTGCGCTGCGCAAGGACTTGGCATCTTCTGCGCTGAGAAGCGGAACAATGCCCTTCAATCCCGCCGATGGCGTACCGGCCTTTCGGAGTACTTCGATTGCTTCGCCGGTCTTCATCGCCACTGCTGCGTACTCGGCGGTGCGTAGTCCCTTGGCAATGTACTTCGAGGGGTCGGGCAGCACAATGTTGAAGATTGCGTCGATTACGCCCGAGCCATAGCGATAGGCCATGTCTTCTTCGCGGAAGATTCCGCCAGCCGACATGACTCCGCGGCCCAGGGTAAATGCAGAACCGTAGATGGTGCCGCGAGTTGCGCGTGCGCGTGCCGCCTGTTCTTCCACGATTTGTGCGTTGGGCAGCCAGCCAACTCCCTGCTCTTCGGGATTGTCGAGCATGGTTTGGAATGTGCTTGCTGACATCATTCCTGGAATGTCAAGACCAGCCCCGGTCCACATCTGTCCGAGTACCGTGTTGGCGTATTCCGGAACGCTCATCAAAGCAGCAAGCGACCAACGCGATGCCCACTTGGCTGGACGCGCCGCCGCACTTGCTACTGGGCCGACAAGATTGGTAATGCCACCAGCAATGGCTTCTGCTGGCGCTGGAATCGCCAACTGGAATGTCTTTGAAGCAATGCGCTTGGCAAAACTCAGGCCGTCGAATACGGCGCGGACAGGTGTTGGAAGATTGCCAACTGCATCTCTTCTCTGTTCAAACGAATCGAGTTCGCGCTGTTGGGCCATCCTGCCAACTTCGTCGATTGCTGCCGCACTGGCGCCTGCCTTGGCAAGCGAGAGTTGTACCTCTGGCGACAGCCATGGTGCGCGATAGTTGATTTGATTCAACTTCATTGCCATGGACTGCGAGTACTGAGGGCTGAACTGGTACTGGGCAGTGTTCATGTCCTGCTGCAAACTCAGCAGGTACTCCCGGTCCTCGGGGAAAAGGTTGTTGTAAAGCATCAGCCAATCCCGTAGCGGGACAGCAAATCATCCAGGTCGTCGTTTGGGAATGCCATTGCGATGGCCCGCAGTTCTTCCAACGCCATGTTGGTCTGCGAAACCATCGGGATTCCAGCCTGGAACATGTTTGGACCTGGTCCAAAATTGGCGCCAGCAGTAATTGGTTCGTCTGGGCGCTGCGTAGGTGCGCCAATTGAGGTGAGTTTTGCTGACTGACGTGCTGTGCGGCCAGCCGAAACATCCGAAGGTGAAGGACCCATTGGCACTGCCGACTGGCTTGCCATCTGCTCTGTGGCCTTGCCGTAGGTTTGTCCCTTTGCGGCTGACTTTGCAATCTTTGCCGCCGGGTTCTGCAGGTCAAAACGATTTGCCATATCAGCCTCCGATTTGCGCTAAGAGTTGCTCCAGGCTAGGTTCGCCCCCCGGTCCTGCCACCGGCGCTTCTGCGCCCATGCCAGGAAGCGCCAGCCCGGGCATGGTTTCTGGCGCGCCCGTCGGCATGGCTGTGGCCTGCCGTTCTTGCGCGCGCCTGTTGGTGCGTTCTACTGCTTCGTATAGCGACACGTCCTGCTCCATTACGAGTTTGACGAGATGCGCGAGGTCTTCTGGCTGGTAAGGACCGGCTGGATTGACGGCCTGCTGCTGAATGCTCGACAGCAGCGCTGCCTCTACGCCTTCTGCAATGATTCTGTCGTGTTCCAACTCTGGGTCGGAAATGAGTGGGTCTGCTTCGCGTGCGGATTCCTTGCTCATCATGCCGGTGCCGAGTCGCTGACCAAGTCCAATGATGAGCGAGTTGACATCCGAACCAGCAGCCGAATACGAAACGTAGTGGAAATCGGTTTCCCAAATCTTGCTGGGTACGTATGTCTCTTGACCAGTCGACACGCGCGATGGCAGGAAGAACATCTTGGGCATTTCGCCCCAGTACGCCTTTTCGATTGCGATGGCGATTTTGTCCTCTTCGAGCAGCGAGGCTTCGAACACTGCCTGTGCTTCTTGCACGCGGAAGTCGACGGTTGCCGACAATACGTTTTCGCCACGGCGGCCAGTGCGGATGTTAGTTGCTGATTCGCCACCGAACTCTGCCGGGATTGCTCCCTCGAGTCGTTCCTGACGCTCGAGTCTGTCCAGTGCTTCGTAGGTCTTGTATCCAGGGTTCAGGTCTTGACTTCGTATATCTCCGCCACGGACGATGCCCAGGATGCCGTTCTTGCTGTCGGCCAACTGCACGATTTCCGGGTTCTCGCCAGTGCGTGCAACCAAGTATTCCTCTGGGAAGATACCGCGTTCGATTGCGATTTCGGTAAGAGCCTGCAAGCGGGCGCGCGTGTAGTACATCCCAAGGATTCCGTCGAACTGACCACGTGGCTTGTCAAGCGTGATGCGGTTTGCAACCACGGCAAGCGGCATGCCAGTGCGGTTCGGGATTCCCTCAAGCAGCATCTCCTGCATTCCAGCGCGCTGCGCCGGTGACAGTTCTGGGTTGTCTTCTGCGCCCATTACGACGAGTTGCAGAGCATCAGCCGAAACGTATTCAAGCAGTGTGTAGCGCGAGTCGCTGTCGACGTCGCCCATACGCAACTGACCAGACACCAAGTCTCCGTAGTTCTGTAGCAACCAGGCTGCCGTCACCTTGTGGGTGAAGATGCAGTCTGCTGGGAGCATGTCGTCCTGGTCCTCAACAGGAGCAGGGAACGTATCAAGCGGATTGCGCACCACCCACTTGGGCATCAGGGTGCGGAAGTCTGGCTTCAAGAAGACTGCGGATTGCGAGTATGCCAACAAGTGACGCGCACGTCGGCGCATCTTCATGTTCATCTTGTTGTGGTCCCAGAAAGACAGCATTGCCTTGCGACGCATGCGCGCATAACTCTTTGAGCGGTCAGAACCGTCTTTGACTGGCGGGAAATACGGCGAAGGCATTGTCGACGAAATGCGCATTGACATCTGGTCGAGGCCGGTTACCAACAGATTGGCGACATTCGATTTGGCAGAACGGTCCAACTCGTTGAGCGGAACGACAATTTCGCCATTGGCAAGGTCGCGTACGTTGCGCATCTGCTCGTACAGCGGACCGAGTTTCATCTGTCGATTGCGGTACAGTTCGACAATCTGCTCTGCAGAGAGCATGCTTTATTTACCCCTAAGTCGCTTTATCGTTTCCTGGGTGTACGGGCTGTCAAGCCACTTCTTGTATTGCATCATCTTCGGTCCTTGGCGATTGATTTCCGCTTGTGCTTCGTTGAGTTTTTTGATGTAGTTGAAGTCTGCCTCGGTCCTTGCGCCAGGGTAGTTGCCCTGCGTGTTGAGAGGCATGTCCTTTGGCGGCTTCACCGTTGGCTCTGACTTTGCCGCTGGCTTTGGCTTTGCCGCTGGCTTCGGCTTTGCTGCTGGCTTCGGCTTTGCTGCTGCGGTGCGCTGTGCAACCGTGTCTGCAACTTTGACTTCTTCGCCACCAACCTTCAGAGTTTCTTTTGGCATGCGCTTTGGCGCTGGCGTGGGCGTGCTTGCCTTCTTCACCGCTGGCTTTGCTTTTGCAGTTGGCGCCTTTGTCGGCTTTGGTGTCTTGGCTGGCTTTGGCGTGGTTGCCTTTTTCGCCGAGGGTGTAGCGGTGGTCTTCAGGTTGCCGACTGTCTTCTGATAATCGTCAACTTGTTTGCCAAGGTCGTCGTAAACTTTGTTTTTGGCAGCGCTTTGTGGAGCAGTCGGGCGCTTCGGTGCGCCCTTGCCCACCTTGGGCGGGGTGGGACGGACCGACGGGCCCTTTGAAACTGGCGTTCCGGATGGTGCGCTACGAGCACCAAGGCCGAACAGCGAGCCAACGAAAGCGGCGGTCTGAACGGTGCCCATTGCGAGGCGACCGACACCACCAACGACATTGCCCTTGCCGAACTCAGTGCGCGATTGCGAAACATCGCCGAGGCCCGGCACGGTGGCAATGAGTCCCTTGCGCACTGTCTGCACAACGGAGTTGTCCTTCCACGTCTTGCCGCTCTTCTTGGTTGACGGCCCGGTGTACGACTGCAACTTCTGCGTTGCGCCAAACGAACCCGCCGGAGGCTTGCTAACCTGCGACAACTGCGGTCCCATAACAGCCGCGCCAGAACGCATGCGCGCAATTTGGTCGGCAGTGTATGAAGTGCCAGTTGTCGTCGTAGTTGTCTTGGTCGTCGTGGTCGTCGTTGGTTTACGAACTGGAAGTTCTGTTGAGAGCATGCGCTTGAAAGATGCGCGCTCTTCTTGTGGCGCATTGGCAAGTGCGCGTTGCGCAATCTTGGTGCGGCCTTCTTTGGTCTGTGCCAAAACGTCAAAGCGCTGACGAATGTTGGCGCGTTCTTCTGGTGTGCCTTCAAGCCCTCTTTGGGCAAGACGCGTTTGTACGTACTGCCGGCGTGCTTGCTGGTAGGGTGTCAACTTTTTCTTGGCCATGGACGTTCCTACAGTAACACACTAAATCCACGAGGGACGCCAAAGTCTCGGAGGTCTCTTGACCGGGCCGAGTTGTGGCATGTGGAGTTCGGCAAACCAGTGCGCCATGACCAAGTCCGTGCCGTTTTTCTTGTCTCGCGTCCACGATGTCATCTCGTCCACGAATGCCAGGGTCTTCCAGTTTTCGACCATCGACGGCAGGCGGATTGCGCCCGAGCGCCACAGCGGAGGAAGTAACGCCTCGACACCAAGGTTCTCATCCAACTTGTTTCGTGATGTCGTGTGGGGTACGATGAGTACACCATGAAGGGCCTGCCACTTCCTGACGAAGTCGTGGGCCAGCAAGAAGCGCTGGGCGGCGTTGATTTCCACAACCCAGTGGCTGATTGGGTACCCGTACTCGAACGACCGTTCCTGCCAAATGTCCATAATGCCGCCGTATGTAGCAAACTGCGTGTCGTAACCGAGCAGGTCTTCGGCGGTCAACTTGATTCTCTCCAAGTCGACTAGATATCTCAGGTTCGTTTCCGGCTGATACAGCCACCACTGCAAAGCCCAGAACTGAGTGGGTGACGGGTCGACCGTTGCAACCGAGATAATTGGCGGCTTTAGCCCTGCCGGGATGTAGCCGGGTCTGCGGTCTCGGTCAATACAGCCCGGGTACATAACGCCGTCCGGGCCGATACCGCCAGTAGCCCAAACTCTTTCAATCAGGTAGTTGCCTTCGGCCATGTCCTCTTGCTGGTAAACCGTGGCGAACTTCTGCGGTGAAGAGTGTCGGATGTAGGACAGGTCTCGCCAGGACAGTCGGTATGGCTCAAGAAGGGGGCCGTCGGGCCACGACGGGGCGTCGGTGCGGCGGGATTTGGGGCCGGTATCGAGTTCCTCGTAGTAGGCCTTGTAGACCAGGTGTTCGTACTTCTGGGTCTTGACTGGCTCGGGTATCTCGGAAATGTCGGTGACTTCCTCGCCGTCGTACTCTTCTTCTTCCTCGTACGTCACTTTTGAAAGACAGTGTGCGTATAGGTCAAGGGAGCCCAATCGCTGCCCAATGACCGCCAGCAAACCACCCGGGTCGACGCGGGCTTCAGCCATCGAGTCCCAGCGTTCAATCAACTTGTCTCTGGCTACGGATTCTTTGGCGTTCTCCGGTGAGGCCACGTCGTCGAACAAGCACAAGTCGGCGCGGTGACCGATGAACTCGGATTCAATACCGTAGGCCGACACGGTCGGCTCTTTGTTGTCCAGTCCGCCACCGGCATACTGTTCGACGATGAACTCTTCTGCGCGCCACAGTGCACCAGAGTTGTTCGGCTTGAACCGACCGTAATCCAAAGCCAAACAAGACTCGGCATCCAGGGCCAGTCCGCGCTTGACCAGTTCCGGGTCAGGACGCAAAGGAGCGGTGCGTTCGAGCGTGTCGCGGATTCGGCGGCTGTACATCTTTGCCAGCGTTTGAGAAATAGAGCCAATCATCACGCGCACTGCGCGGTTGCGCACGATGGCCCAAACCGCCACGTCATGGAACAGGGTTGATTTACCGGCACCAGGAGGACAGTTGAGAACCAGGAACCTTTTCTCGGGATTCTCCAGGCGCTCAACGATTTTGTAAGCGGCGTCAACTTGCCATGGAGACGGAACGCGACCCAAGTACACGCGCCGGAAGTAGTCGAAGTCGACAAGTCCGCGTTCTGCGCGCTTGTTCAGTCTTCCGTGTGGAATCACAGGCGGCAAGTCGCGCATGGCGTTCAAGTCGCGCGAGACGCTGTTGCCGCCAGTGCCACGACCAGACTGCAACTTGGCTTCGTCCAACTCCAGTTTCGTCTTCTTGGCTGTGGCTACCCAGTTGCGGGCGGTGGTGTATGAGATGCCAGCAAGGCGGGCGGCCTCTTTCATGTTCATGCCGGATTGCACGGACTGAAAGAAGATTGCCCGGTCTTCCGGGCTTACTACCCTTTTCCCCTTTGGCACTTACTTGAAGAAATCTTCCGGGTCGATGTAGTTCTCCGGCATGTTGCGCCGGGCGTTGGAAAGGTCAAGTTGACGGCGGAGTTTGGCGGCACGTTGGGCGGCTTCGCGCTCAATGTAAATAGCGCGTTCTGCCGGAGGCATGGCGTTCAATCTGGCGCGCCTGACTTCGAGCATGCGTCTAACCGATTTACCACGCTCGCGCATGGCGCGCTTGGCGAATCGAAGTTCGTCTTCGGCGAACTCTTCGATTCCGGCATAAGCCGTCTTGGCACCTTCCATCAGCATCCTGTTCTGGCGACCAGGAGACACCGAACGGCGCCCAGTCTCTTCAATCATCCTGATGGTTTCTTGCGTCTCGCGAGCAACCGGGTTGTATGCCTCGTACAAGTCGAGGTAGTCGTAGTCGGGCAGTGTGGATTTGCCACGGATGAAATCAAGTTCGTCTTGCAAGTTCATCGCTTGCCTGCGTGTTTCCAGGAACTTATCCATTACCGGGCGTCGATAGGTATTGATTGCCTGACGCCTGGTCATGGGCGTAAGCATTCGTGCTTCAAAGGCAACTTCGCCAGCCTTGCGCGCAACGGCCTGACCGGCCTTCGTCTGCGCTGCCTTGGATACGACTTTTGGTGCTACCGCTCCAACGCCACCAGCAGCAGCCGCAATCGCAGCCTGGGTCATCACGTAGCGCTGGACAGCCTCTGGGCCCTGCTGCATGGCAGACACGGCACCACCAGTTGTCTGTTCGCCAATCTCTTGAAGAGCACGGATGCCAGCACGGGTTTGCGGGTTCATCGTCGGGTTCTGGTCGCCCGTAAGGAAGACGTTTAGTGACTTAGCCGCACCGCCCAACCAACCACCGACTGTGCTGCCGATGTCGTCGATAGGATTCTTCTTGCGCGGTGCCACGCAGAAACAGTAGCACAGAGGTTGTGGATACTTGACACGGCTGCTAAGGTGTTCGCCACAACCAGAAAAAATACGGACGCTAAACGGTTACATTCCTCCCAGCAAGAATCATCTGCTGGGGCAGCATGGCTAGACCGCACGCGATGAGTGGCCTGAAAAGGGGACCGATGGTGGTCGCCTTCTTTCGGTATTGAGACAGACGGGTTCAGGCGTAAAACAGAACTTGGGGGGGCTAAGACCGTTTGCTACCAGCCCACCCTTCAATGCGAAGCAGTAGCCAAAATGTCAATCTGAACCTTTGGCTTGGGCTGAGAAATGGCTCTATAGAGAGAACGGGTATATTGACCCCCCACCCCCCAACGGTAGCGGCACACCCCCGGTCACCTCGAGCATGAGAGAGGGCAAAAAAAAAGAACCCTCCCGAGCCTTGCGGCTCGAGAGGGTTCTCGGAGGGGTTTAGAGGTCGGTGATTACTCGACCTGCGTAGGTGACTCGAGCGAGTCCGTCCTTGTCAGTGTGCTCGCCCTTGACCTCGGTGACCTCGACCAATTGGTAGGCACCTCGGCTCTTTGCGACCCAGACGAGTCCGCCAACCTCGGGCATGCCCACCGCTTGACCTTTGGCGACCGAGACGTACCACGTCTCTTTCTTCACCGAGGTATCAGGTGAGAACCACTTGCCACGTGGAAACTTGGCAATGGCCTGCTTTAGTTGGTTCATGTTGTCTTTGCTCATTGGTAAGGGCCTCCTTGACCCCTTGTCTCGGGCACCGTGCCCTCGACGAGAACCACCTTACGGCACCCCGAGCCGAGAGTCAAGCGAACAGATGTTCGCCCTGCCTCATGGCGCATGCTCATGTGCGTATTCGCGCGCGGCATCGGTAGCGCAAGAAGGGGGGAGGGCTTGCGCCCTCCCCCGTTGTTCCTGCTAGGCAAGAACCTTGGCACTCCAGAGAGAGACAGCCAGCCCGTTCTTGTCGGTGCTGTCTGCCTGCTTCTCCACCAGTTCCACCACTTGGAACGCTCCCCGTGACTTCGTCACGAAGACGATGCGCCCTGCCTCAGGCTGCCCTGCCACTTGGCTGTTGTGGCACTGGATGAACCAGTTGGTCTTCTTGGGTGTGGTATCTGGACTAGTCCAAGTGCCACGAAGCATCCGCTTCTTGGCGGTCTCCAAGTCCTGAAGTGCCTGCTGGTCTTGCTTGTTCATGATGTTCCTCCTTGGAACTGTTGTGCTGGCGGTTGCCAACGAAGCCCAGCGTAGGGCAGCCTCGCCGACGAGTCAAGCGAACGGCTGTTCGCCCCGCTGCCTCGCGCATGTGCGTATTGCCGAGCGACATCGGTAGCGATTGTGGCTGGTTGCGTGGCGTTTGTGGCAAGTCGTGAGGGCTACGAGCAGGTTTCAGGAGGTTGAGCAACAGTTTGCTGCCTACCCGTAGCCCCCACCTAGTCACTTGGCGCTGTTCCTTGCGTACAGATACCCGAGTATCAACGCTGAAACGACAGCGACACGCCAGTACAGTCCAGCACCTGAGGTGCTCGCTGCCCTGTCGCCAAGGACAATAAGAGTGCCAATAACGAAGGCACTTGGTTCACTCCTCATCACCCTGCTCCTCCAACTTGCGCTCCATCTCCTTAGCCAGTTCGGCATAGGAGTTGGGGTAGTTGTTCCTGAGCACTTGGATGCTTGAGGTGAAGCCCCATTGGCTCTTCAGGATGTCGTGGCACTCGCCACATACGGACTTGAGGACTTGGTCAATGGACTCTGCCCTTGTGTCCGTGTGGCTTGTTATCACTTCGCCTGAAGGTGTCTTGGTCCATGTGGACACGCAGCCACCGGCAATCATGATGTACACAACTGCTCCGTTCTGCTTGTGCCTTGTGACCGAAGCCCAATCCTGTTTGCCCATCATGATGTCTGTGAGCAACTGATTGGCAGGAGAGTCAAGGACATCACGCATACCAGCAAGGCTGTCAGCAGTGAAGGGTGCTGTTACTTGCGCCCCTCCAAATCCTGCCTCCTCTAGTTGTGCTTTGTCCAAGTGCTCTGCGCCTGGCGCCCTGTGGGTTTCTGCGTCATCTGCGACTTGGTCCAAGCCCACTTGCTTTATCAGCATGAGGGCGTATGGTTCCTTGTCAAAGGAGAACTCTGACTCAGAGCGCTTGGCGATTGTCTCCAATGCGCCAAGCATCTCTATGCGTCTGTCCTCCATGATGCTGCTGGAGGCACCGTTGATGATGCTCTCCACCTCTGCCATCAGGTCTTTGTCTGGTTGTTCCATGGCTAATAACCCCTTCCCTTGATTGCTTTGTAGTTGGTTCTTTCTGGTGTATGCCCTAGTTGGAGTTTGCGCAAGAGCGTTGCTGCTCGCTGCGAGTCGCCAACGATGTGGACATTGTTCTTGGCGCAGAAGTCCAAGCACCAGTCACGCAAGAACTCGGATGCTGAGTCCATCTTGCCTGTGACTCTGGTGTCGGATATCCATACGACAGGCTCGTTGTGCCTGCGCAATGAGACTCCGTACTCCAGTGCTGGCCCATCTACCCCGTTGTTGCCTGGGAAGTGGGGCATGGTGCTTGTGCGTCTGCCGCCTTTGGCTACGAGCCAGATGTTTGCGCCATCTGGTTCGTTACCTGACGAGTAGCACAAGACGGTTGCGCCTGCCGTTGCTGCCATGATGCGGTCAAGGTCCTCTGTACTGAAGGACATTGAGCCTGAACAATCGACAACGACGATGCCGCCTGTTGCTCGGGTCTTGCGAGCGAACACCCTCTGCTCAGGGTCTGTGTCCTCACGGACTATGAACCTGATGCTCTTGCCGTATGGCATGGGTATCAACTTGCGCCCCTTGCGCCCTGTGTGTGGCAGGGTCAGTGGCATCTTCTCCAACAGCGCATGCGCCCAGCCGTCAATGCTTGGCACAATCTCACGAAGCGTTGGCTTACCACGCCTCGTTGTCCTGTGTCCGTACATGTCTTGCTCGGTGCGACGGTCAGTAGAGACCTTGCCATTGCGTCTCTGAGACTGCTTGGCAGCCTGTCGCTCCATGCGCTTGCGCTCATGCTCTCTCTCGTAAGAGACCTCCACACGGTCAGCCCAAGAGGAGATGCGAGAGCACAAGTAGTCATAGTTCCTGTTGGCTCTGATGGTGTTGTACCTGTCGCTTCCGTTGATGTGACGCATGATTGAGTCACCGTAGTGAGAAGCACAAGCCGCAACATTGTCCATGGCAGTCTTGACCTCAGCCTTGAGATTCTCGTCAGTTATGCCATTGACGATGTCCTCACCTGCCTTGGTGCCAGAGTATGCCAGAGAGGCACAGACCACGCCATGACTTGGCTTAGGACTGTTGAGCATGTTCACAAGCGGTTGTACATTGGCTACCCCGATGGTGGGGTCGCCTCCGAACACCTCCTTGTACGCAAATGTTGCGACAACACGCTCTGCCAGAGTCACAATGTCGTGACCATGACCTTTGCGCTTGACGAAACGGTTCTTGTCCACTAGCCCGTAGCGAGAGAGCAGAAGCCCGAAGCGACGAAGCCGCCTGAACTCTGGTCCTTCCTCGTCGGGGGCAGAGAACATGTGCTCTCTCTCCGTTGGAGACATGTGTACTTGTACACCGTCTAGGGTCGTTGGCAGAGCGCCCGTGGACACGAAGCGAGAGTGCTTAGCACCCTTGCGTTGTGGCAAGGCGTCTGGCGCAAACTTGTTGCGTGGTTCTGGCATTATCGCCCCTCAGCCTGTGCGATTGCCAGAGCATCAACGATGGACTCTGCGACCTCGGGGAACACCACCTGAGCGCAAGCACGAAGGTTCTTGCTTGACTCGTACATGCTGTGGAACTCCACGAATGAGCGCAAGGAGTATCTGTACGATGACTCTTGGCTGGTGAAGGTTGTGGCTAGACCCCTGAGGTACTCGGGCAGAGCCGAAAGCGCCTTGGGGTTCGGGTCATTGACCTCGCAACGGACAATCATGCGGTCAAGGATGGCTGGTGCCAAGTCCTCGGGCATGCCGTTCATGGTTGCGACAACGGAGAAGCCAGACGCTGGTCTGACCACCTCGTTGGTGTCTGGGTTCTGCCACGAGGCACTTGCTTCGGTGTCCAAGAGCATCATCAACTTGCTCTCAACATCACCGTTGATGCGATTGACCTCGTCCACCACGAGCCTTGCGCCTTCGCGCCAAGCCTTGACTCCAACGCCCTCTTGCCACTTGAGGTTGCCAGAGGCTTCACGCCTCCAGAAGCCAATCAAGTCTGCTTCGGTCATCTCCTCGGTACAAGCCAGTCTGTACGACTGCTTGCCGGTGAGTCCATGGGTCAGACCGAAGTAGGTCTTGCCAGTTCCGGGGAGTCCGTACAGAAGCACTCTGTTGGAGTGTTCTATGGCGAACTCTGCTCGCTGCCAAGCGCTCAGGTCTTCCTGTTGGTCAATGGGTGTTGTTTCTTGCTGGTTCATTGCTTGTCCTCCTTGGACTGTTGTTGTTGTTTATTGCTTGTCCTTCTTGGCCTGTTGAGCCAAGAGGTCTTGGTAGAGAGCCTTCATCACTGTTGGCTTCTCTGCGTACATTGCCTTAGGCATGGCGAAGAACAAGAGCATTGCGTCAACAAGCCTGTCCTGTCCTGCCTCGTAGTCGTTTGCGTGAATGGTTGTGAACAGCACATCTGAGTCTGGCTCGTTGTACCTACGCACTCCGACGTAGATGGCTTCTGCCAGCAACATCATGGTGACGCATACCTCGTGCTTCTCGTCCTCATCTGGGTGCCTGCCAGTTGCGTCCATGCGAGCAAGGACACCGACAACAGAGTCATCCACTGCCAGATGTAGCGAGAGCATCTTGTGCTCAAGCATCTCGTAGATGTCTCCACCGTCTGCCACCTTGGACAAGCCCAACATTGAGTCAGGCTTCTGTCCGTCAATGGTTCCTTCGCCCTTCACGAGGCGCTCTGGAGTTGCCTTGACCTCCTCAAACACTGCCTCAATGTCCTTGTCGTCAACAAGGCAGACACTGAACAGGGAATGAGTACCTTCGGGCTTGCCCATCTGGTTCCACATGGCTTGTTCCAACTTGAGGAACTCTGTGCCAATGCCCTCTGCCCTTTCGGACAGAAGGCGCTCGGACACACCGTCAACTATCTTGGCTGCTTCTGCCAAGATGTCCTTGTCGTCTTGGGTCATGAGCGGTTGCCCTTCATGACCTTGCCGTTCGGGAAGATGAGTTGCTTCTTGCGGTGGAGTTGCGCCCACTGGTACACCGTGTTGTAGTGAACCTTGATGCCTACGGCATTGAGCGCAAGCCACAGACGACGAACTGGATAGTTCTTGTCGTACAGTAACTCAAAGAACGCCTCTGACTCTGCGTCATCCAGACGGTCAATGACCTGCTGTAGACGGTAGAAGCCAGGCCCCTTGTGAGCACTGTTGGTGTTCACTTCGGCGAGAGCCTCTGTGAATGATGTTGCCTTGCGTGTTCTGGTTTGTTTCATGGTTGTTCCTTTGTGCTTGTGGCTGGGCGGTCGCCGAGCCGACTGCGAGTCTGCCCGACCGCGAGCCGAAAGTCAAGCGAACGAGTGTTCGCCCCGCCCTATTCATTCAGGCGGTGGCAGCGGTAGCGGTAGCGCTACGCACAGGAACAAAACCGGTAGTGCTACTGACCCTTCATTGATTGCACTCGATGCAACGCGTACTGTTTGCTGCGCTCGACTGCATCTTCGGGAAGCGTGATTGTTATGCCGTCACACAGGTCGATGATGTAGTTCTTGAGGGCAGGTCGCACCGTAAGCGCAAGCACCACCAGTTCGGTCAGTACTTCTTCTGCGATGTGCTTCTCTTCATCCGAGAAGTCTGGTAGTTCAAACGTTCCCGTTGGCATCATCGGCCCTCTCCATCTCCTGCGGCTTCGACGTGTGGGATTTCTTGCTATGACATGTCGGCGGTGTCTCGACCCGAACATGCAGCACGATTGTATTGTCGCACTTGGGACAATTCCATCTCTCCTTCACAGGTCCACCATCTCCCACTCGGCCTGCGAGAACCCTCGCACCTTGCCATCCGGTTCAATGTAAACCCAAGTCGGAGCATCCGGGTCACAGTTGCACCCGGCTACGTTCCGCTTGTCGTGCACCACGATTGTGTCGCACCTCTTGCATCTTGCTGCGCTGGTCATTTTGTCTTTCTCCTTTTCCAGTTCTTTGCTTCTGCTGTTAGTAAGCCCTTGGCATACAAGTGGCACCGACAGGCACACTCATCGAGTATGCTGTCGGGCCATTTTGTAAGCGCTCTTTCTACCGTGCCGCAATGGTCACAGTTGTGTTGCTCAGAAGGGCTCTTCATCTGCTGGTGCTACCAGTGCCTCTGGCTCTTCTGACGAGACGCTCCAGAGCGATGCGTCTGGGAACTGCGCAATCTTGCGGGTCAGCCAGACCTCGCTTTGCTTGCCGTCCTTGGTCGTCAGCACCACTTTGTCGCCTTCGGTAGCGGCATGACGGAGTTTCGCACCCCACGTGCCGTCCTTCAACTTGTACCAAGTGTTTGTTTCATTGCTCATAGGTAATAGTCACTCCCCTGGCCCATGGCCAGTCTTAGTCGTTCCACCATGGATTTGTACATGGCTATTGTTTCCTCCAACTCGGTCACCCGAGTTTGAAGTTCTTTCTTGTCCTCCCGCAGTGTATCCACCGCAACTTGCAATTCAGCAAGCCAGGAGTTCAACATGTGTTCGTCACCGCTCATGCCAGTTCCTTTCGTTCGCGGCGCCAGCGCTTGATGCGTTGGTGTGCAGACAGCCCACCCCAAACGCCGAACTCGATTCGGTTGTTCATTGCGTAGCGCAGACAGTCCTCACGAACCGGACATACTGCGCACACCTTCTTGGCTTGAGCAATGGATGTGTTCGCCCCACGCTCTGGGAAGAACATCTCACGGTCAAGGCCTTTGCATGCTGCGTGCTTCATGAACCTGTCGTCGGTGTCATCAAGCATCCATTCGCTGAATAGTTGCATGTAGTCATACTCCCCACGGCGAGAAGCCGTCGTTGCTGGTTTCTTTTGCGTAGTCATGTATTTGCTTTGCGGCCCGCAAGTTTGTGAGCGGGTCGAATAACTCCTGGCAGCCAACCCTAGCCAAGATGCCGATTGTTTGCAAGTAGCCGTCTGGATACCAGCGCGTCGGCAGACACCACGAGCGGTCGTTGATTTGGGTTAGGCCCACATCGGTAGAGCCGTCTCTATTCAGCGTCGTGTTGTGCTGCGTCGGGTCGCATCGCGATTCTTTCCACATCACGTAGTCAAGCGTCTCGAGTTCTTCTGGCTGCCAACCAGCCTCGATTGCCAGCCCCCACCACTGACCACACCGCGCTGTAGGCGGAATTATGTAAACGCTGGTGGTAGTGGTGGGGGTGTCAACCCTGGTAGCAGCAACAGAGGTAAGTCCCCTCGACACCTCTGCTACCACCACCGTTGTTTCCCTCGATTCGGACCCGGTGTTGCCGAGTACCGCACCGAAGAACAGAAGGACGGCTGATGCCATCCCGAGAACTCTTGGTATTACTTCCATGGCTGCTCCAATCTTTTAGTTATGAGGGGTTTTGCCCCGGCTGAGCGGGAATACCAGCAACCGCGTCAGCCGGGGTCGGTGAGCCCTGAAGGAGGACAGGGACCCTTTGTCTCACCGATTACCTTTCAATCAACAACACTATCTCACTGAACTCTTCTAGGTCCATGAGCACGATGCCCTTGCTGGTTCCGTCGGGCATTGCGACCATGACGAATGGCCTGATGTCACCGATTGCCTTGGCTGCATCGGACTGAGCCTTTGCTGCCTGGAATCGTGTGGCTATGGGGCCTACTTGCGCACCGGCTTTTATCTCGGTCCGAAACGCCCCACCCCAATTCTCCTCATGGCGCGTGAGATGACCACCAAGACCCAGTTTCTTGCGCGCACGGCGCGCTTTGCTGTCCCCCTTGCGGCGATTGCGTCTGCCTCTAGCAGCAGGGTCACCACATCCCTTGACACGTCTTTTACCTTTACGGTCTTCGCGTCCAAGAGTTCCAAATAGAGGACATGCATCATGGGTGCACTTGGCGTTGTCGCCTTGGCAATGTCCTTTTCGCTCATCCACGTGTCGCCCGTGCTTCAAGCACCTTGATGGCTTGGTTGGCTTCGCCCTTGTTCAGCATGTCCAACTTGGCAATGGGTCGATTGATGATGTCAGCCACGGCCTCAACTTGCTTGGGTCGCTCGCCGATTCCATTTGCCATCAGCATCGCTCGCAACTTTCCAATCTGCGAGTTGGTTGCTGGTGCAGTCGGGTCCTTTATCTTTGGCTCTTCAGTAACCTCAGCCGAAGGGAATACTTCCTTGACCTTGTCCAGCAGGTTGTCACCCACTGGCGCTGGTGCTGCCGCTGATGGTGTCTTGGACTGTTGCATCTTCCTGAACGCATCACGCAACTTGGGCATCGCCGCATCGGTCAAGTCGTACAGGTCAACACCTGCCGACAAGGCCACGTCCTGCGGGTCAAGCCCCGCCTTGGTGCACGCTGCACGGAACTTGCTGAGCAATTCTGCGTCAGCCTTGAACTCCTGCGAGCGAGCAACCTTGCTCATCTCTTCACGGCTGGGGCGTGGCGCAGTCTTGGACTGGAAGACGAAGTTGGCTAGAGCCCTGCCGATTGCGGAGGTCTCTGCGTTTTCCACGTGAGACGTGCGGTTCACTGGGCTGGCGTCACGAATCTCTTCGGCGTAGCCAGTGGCGACTGGTCTTGGGTCAGTGATTTCCTTGTAGATTTCCGCACGGAACACGACCTTGTTGTCGTCGTAGTGGTGGATGGCGGTAAACACCTGACCGTTCGGATACATCTCCCAAAACTTGGCGAGACGTGCCTCCACTGTTTCGTAATTGTCGAGATTGAATCTCATGACTGTTCTCCTTTGCTGGTTGATTTGAATTGCCGGTATGTGGTTTGTTTCCTGTATTTGTCTCGGAGGGCCGGGTGGTCCTCTTCGAACTTCTTCTGGTCGAACGACTTTCTACTGACGTTCTTCCACGTGCACTGAACGATACCGCCGTGAGTTGCGATTGCGGCATCTCCCATCCGTCGGCAGATTTCTGCCTGCAACTGACTGATGTGTTCTTCCATTGACTTGACAATCTCCTGCGACTTGCGCAGTTGCTCCAGTACAGCCATGGCATCTGTGTCCAGTTCCACCACCTTGTCCTGTGCATTTGGGTGCAAGGAGTTGACGTTCTGGTACGAAGGGCGCACGTCCTCTGGGAACATGCCCATGTCCACGTAAGACAGCAAGCGCCTGCATGCTTCGATGTGTTGGCGCTTCTCGTCGCTGGACACGGGCTGGATGTGGAACTTGAGGTCCATGTCTGAGTCAAACACGCACCAAACGATTTCATCCTGCTCTGTGCAGATTGCCTGTTGCACGCCCTGCCAGTACCACATCAATGGCAGTTTGCCATCGAAGCGCTTCTTGCTCGTCTTGATTTCGTGCACTCTGCCGTTGGGCGAGACTGCATCGATGGTGGCAATGAGACGCACGCCATCCTCTTCGTACACGTACATCTCCTGCGGCTCCTCTAGCGGGTAGCCGAGAAGTTTGGAAGACCACTCACGCACTGGGCCTTCAAGTGTGGTGCCACGCAGCATTGCTGCATTCGGGGCTTTCGGCTGCGGCGGTTCGGCGGCGATGAGTTCGGCGACCAAGTCGGCGGTCGTTGTATAAGGATGCGCGCCGTGAACGGCAGCCGCGACGCTGGCCGAGATTCGGGCGTCGCCGTTCTCATCTTTCCAGCGCACTGCCAGCCACTCGGTTGAACCGTGCGTTGGTTTGCTGATTTTCCTGGTTTTCATTTTGCCTCCTTGGCTTGTTGTTGTCAGCGTAGCGCTGAAGTTATTGACTTGCAACCCATACGGGTTCGTCGATGATGACGATTCTCTGCACCATTCCTGCCGGGATGTGCGTAACCATGCCGACGGTTTCCATCTCGGGCTCTTCCATCGGGCACCACGAACACGTGACTGATACGTAACCCTCCAGCAAGTCGGGCCACAGCCAGCCAACGCTGACCACGTGCTGCGTCTTTGGTTTGTAGTCCTTCGTGCTTATCCAGCCATTGGTTGAATCGAATGCGTCAATCCAGTGCACTGCAACCAAGGACCAAGGACATTTACTCATGCGTCATACCTCTTGTCGTAGAGCAATGAGCCTACGTCTGATGGCTTGAGAAGGTAGCCCCATGCCGGATTGTCGGAACGCCTCGCGAAATCGCGTGTTTCCAAAGTCTCCATGTTCGCCTCAATAAATCGCTTCAGGCGGTCTACAGCAACAATGACGAAGCCACCGTCCATCGAGAAGATGTACACCCACCACTGGGCTTTGGTTACCTGCAGCCCTGACGGAATCCACTTGCCGCAGCGCCGAGGATTCTGGCGCATCTCGACCGCCATGTTGCCGTTTCGGTAGCGGTCTGACTTGACTTCGAACGAACCCTCCACCAGAGACTCGAGCATCTTGCGTATGCGCTTCTCGCCCATCTGTCCATACTTGAGGTCTTCATCAAAGTTGAATGTGTTGGACTTGATGTCCCAGTCGCTGTTCTTCACAGTGGTATGCGCGCTTGGCGCACCATCTGAAGACAGCCGACATAACCGGCAAGGTCGACGATGTTGTCTGGCACGTCAAGGCCATTCTGCATTTCGTTCATCAGTCGTGAGAGTTTCACGCAAATCATGAAGAGGATTCCGTCCTCTGCTGTCATGACTTCCTCGCCCTTCATTGCATTGAAGATTGCGACTGTCCTTGAGTAATCGTCAAGTGGATGAGAGTAGGTGTTCTGTCTGTCTCTCGTGATTAGTTCATGCGCCTTGAGAAGAATCTCCGCGCCTGCGGCCTGGTTTTCCATTGTTCCCCTTTGCTAGTTGTTCGACTTTCGCTATCAGATTCCACAACGTGTCTTGTTCGGTCACCCCTGGGTAGACCTTCCTAAGAAACCCTGCGATTGCCTTCAACTCCATTCTGCTCAACTGTTCGTTCATTGTCAAGTATCCCCTCTGAGGCGTGAGACTCTAGGTGGTCGGTGAGCCGTTCGTCAACCTTGTCCACCTTGGTTTCAATACGGCGCTGAGAACTGTACAGCATTGTCAACATGCCACGCACGTAGGCGTGGTCCTTGGAGTTCTCTTCCTTGAACTTCTGGAGGGCCGCGACGATGATTCCGCCGACTGCCGTTACGATGGCAGCGAGGACAAGCGCCCAGCCCGCATCCATTATGCGTCCGTCGGCTTGTTTGCGAGCCACTCTTTCACGCGTGTAGGTACGGCATCACCGGCCACGTAGCGCAGATGCCACGGCTCGGACTGGAGTTCCCATGAGAAGCCGAACGACTGTGCGTGCTTGAGCAACCACTCCAAGCGTTTGCCTGATGCGTGAGCAATGTCTATGGCAATCGCAAGATTGTGGTTCGAGGTACCGGGCACAGCCATCGGAGCCATACCTTTTTTCAGGTACCAGAGTTTCCCTTTGTAGATGCGCGGTGTCTGCTTGAGGAGTTTTTTGCCCGGCTTATCCGTGTACCTTTGGAAGAACCCGTACTCCTGGGTTTCGAGGGAGCGGTACGTGTCCGCTTGGCTCGTGGGCGCGAGGTCGATTCCTTCGGCGTTGGCTGCTGCGTCCATTGCTTCGTATGCGTCAGCCGCAAGACGATGTAGTTTGCCTTTGCCTTCAATCGGGCGCATAAGTTCTTCAGGTACACGACCAGGTGTTACTCCTTTGAGGTCAGATGGAAGGGTGACTTTGACAATGGGAAAACGGGCAGCCATTACTTTTTGCCGAACGCCTCTTGGATTTCCTCTTTGGTTAGTTCCCCGTCTGTTGACGCGACGGCGAGTTTTTGGACTACCTGTACGCATGCCATAAATCCTGCCAGAAGGGCAGACTTGGTAACCGAAACTCCGATGACTGCTCCACCGGTGACGGCAGGGAGGGCATTAGCAAGGAACAAAGAGAATAAGCGCTGGCCCAAGTCGAGGAACTTGGCTACCGTGGCGTTGGCTTTGAGCATGATTTCAGTCATCTTTCCCCCCTGTAAAGGTTAGGACCGAGTGTAGCACTAGGGCAACGCCACTAATCCAAAGCGCTTGCCGAAGTGTTGGGCCTGAGAGGGTGATGAGCACGAGGCCGATGCCTGCGACGGTCCACGAGTTTTCTTTGATGTAGTCGAGCAAGCGTTTCATTTGCGTCGAATACTAGTGGCTGCGGCTGCCACGACAGTGACGACGATGATGGTGTTGACCACCTGGCGCTGTTCATCAGTGATTTTGGAGCCTTCTCGTATGCCGCCTCCGGTGCAGAGTTCTACGGCTCCGATTTCCAGGAGTTCTTCGGTGGTGCGGGTGTCTTCCCATCGTTCGCCCGTGGTCCAGCAGTGGACTGGGGTGAGTGGTAATAGCAGGGCTAGGAGGGCAAACACGCTACGATGCTAGACGTGCGCCACTTCTTCGTTGTCGGGTTGACCGTCCTGGGCGTGGTGCTATTGGTGCCGATTGTCGGCTTGTGGTGGATGTTTAGGGACTGGCCTGAGCAAGGGCCGTTCGACTAAACGATTTCAACCCACGAGGTTGTGTCCTCATCCCAACGGTACGGTTTGTCGTCTGTCGGATATGGGACTGGGGCTTCCCACTGGCAGGTGTCTTCGTTCAACACCCACGATGCGAACGGCTTCGGTGCGATGAACGCGTCACGTACTGCGTCGTAGGTGTAGCCGATGCCTGCATAGTTTTTGCGGAACGTGGCGTTGTAACTGGTTTGTTTCCAGTTTGTGCCGAGGCCGAGCGATTCAAGGAACGCTGCGCCTTGCGCTTCGTTCGCTGGTGCTGGGTCTGGGCAATCGTTGTCGGATACCACGAGAACACGAAGGACCGTGTTGTTGTTGTCGAGTTGTGCCATGTGCGCCATAAGGGTCTCCTTACGAGATTACCAGTGAACTTGTGCTTGTGAAGGTGTGGATAGTGTAGTTGCCGCTGGTGGT